CACCCCGACCCAAGGGTGGTGTAGTACGTCATCCACCTTTTGTAGCGGAACTCCTCGACCTACTGGATATACGCTGGGAATATACTGACGAACAGTGTGAGTATTCGCGTGTACTATATGGTGCACCGTTAGGTATACTGAATGGTAAACGCTGTAGGCCTCCGGTTGAACAATATGAACTACTGCGTACTCTTATACGTGTGGCTCATGACCGAGCGCCTTCGGCGCCTATCAGTCAGGTATACATAAGCAGACGAGCCCATGCAAATCCGGTTGGTAATCGCAAGAGCGTAATAGGAGAAGATAATACTGTACGTCGTGGACTAGTTAATGAGGATTCAGTTGTAGAGATATTGTGTGATTTAGGCTATACTGAAGTGTTCGGTGAGAACTTGAGTTTGGCTGAAAAGATAGTGTTGTTCCACAGCATGGACCGTTACATAAGCACTGCCGGTGCAGGTGTTGCTAATTTATTATGGACTATGCCACGCAGTTGTAGTGTGGGTGGCATACATACACCGGGTTTTCCTTTCCCCGGTAATGATCATACTACACACATATGCACAGGACCTGAAGTAAACTGTACTATTACAAACTATCCCGGTAGAGTTAGTTTTGTTGATCCTGCAGAGGGTGCTCGTAACTATAATAGTCCCTGGCGTATAGATAACTTAGTGGCTTTTCGTAACTGGGCTCGTACAGTCTAAACTGTATGTAGTTTACCAAAATGTGTATCATATGGATCCGGTGGACCGTGAAACACTACTATGCTACAGTCATCGGGTATTACCCATTCTACATCAGGTTGCAAGTAATCTTTGGGATACGTTATACGAGGACTACCGTGACGTGTGCCGCCATGTAGTATTTCCCACTTGTAACTCATACACCAGTTATTAGGCCACCACGTCTTACCTGTATGTGATTTAAACCACCATGTTATATAATCTTGGTCACCCCTAAACTGTCGTGTTAACTGTTGCCAGTTACTGTTAAAGTGTTCACATATAGCGTTGTATTCGTTAACGGGGAAACGTATTACACTACTATTGCTAACAGGATAGTCACGTATAAACTTACGATTAAAGTCCTGACATATTACAAACTTACCCGGTTCATATGTCCATAAGTGTGCAATGTCATTTACTAGTATTGTATCTAAATCCAAGTATAACACATCACCGTACCAGTTAATAGTATTACTGAACATAAACACTTTGTACCACCAACAATGCCTGCCTGTAAACCTCCAGTCGTCCGGTAATAATACTGCACGAGTATCACGTAATCCTATTCCCATAATACGTGCAGGATCATCAGTTAGCACTGTGAGTCTAGTAGGTATACTGCAATAACGATCTAACTGTTGTCGCTTCTGTACTATGTGCTTATCAGTAAACTTAGTTCCTGCGAATACTACGCATACGTCTTTCATTGTGTGAACTCATAATTAAAATGTTTAATAACACGTTTAAATGCTTGTGATACTGCATGCCGTGTAGATTTAGTGTGTGCTATGGATTTACGATTAGTGTCTGATTTTTTAAATGTTGTTAGCATCTCATTGTCGTATGGTAATGGACTGCGGAGTATTTCGTTATGTATGTCCTCGTAACGCATTAACTGATCTACACGTACACTGTCGTCGGCATAACGAAACCAACAGTCATATTGTTTAGTGTTGTCTAAACAAAAGTTTTCGAAATCAACTTTGCCATTAGTATGCCAGTAATAGTAACTAATCATTTTATCCCAGGGATTTCTTTCTACTGCAAACTTATAATAAGTCTGCCATTCAGTAGGATAATGTTTGGCTATCCAACGCCAGTGTATGTGTCCTTTACGATGCGGTGCGTTTAGTATAGGTGTACCGTCTACGTCACTACCTGTACATATATCCGTTGGTCCTAGGTATTTGCTAAGAAAGTGTTCAATACTACTACCTGCAGTCTTACGTGTCTTTACAAATATAAATTTATGTTCGTGTGATATTATCATTCTACAAAACGTGTAGCAGTATACACAGTTTGCCAGTACTGTTCATCACAGTATGTTAAGTTTGGATTACTATTAAACAAACTATTGTATTGTTTATCTGCTACTGCTACAAATATTTGTCTAGGTGGTCTACGGTTATCTGCTAGTTGTGTAAAGTAAACATCAGCAAATCCAGCATCCTTACACCAACTCGCGTAACAAGCAGTAGTAGCACCTGTCCAGTTACTACTTGCATTCAGCTCAGTAGTTCGATAAAACTTACTCTGTGCTACATGTTGATTGGGTGCATTTAGATCCACAAATGTTTCGAATATAAAAACACCACGACACACCCGTGCCATATTATCTATTGCGAGCAGTGGATGTCTTAAGTGATACATTAGTCCGTGTGCAAATATCCAATCAAACTCTCCACTTGCTTGATATATACTTTCTTTCTTTACTACTACACGACTATTTAGATTTTTATGGTGAAAGTCTAGATTACGTCTGCCCGGTCTTTCAGCATTTAGTTTATTAATCCAATCCCAGTCTTTCACTGCTCCCCAATCGTAATCCTCGCCCAGCTCTACATCACTTGCTTCTACATATTCTGCACCCTGCATCTCTGGCCAAAAGGCCCACCAGCCTTCATTAGTTGCTACGTCTAGTACACGTTTGCCTGTAAAGTCATAATCTGTAATGCCCAGTAAGTCTGTCCATGTAATAAAGTCTATTTTGCCATATGTAGTTCCATCTGGATATGTAATTTTCATTCTAAAACTCATACTAAAATCCTATTTGTTTAAGATGATTCCAGGCTTGCCCGTCTCTTATTTCTTTACGAGTCCACTGTGTATATGCCAAGTTGTGTAACCAAGGTTCTCTATTAATGAACTGTGCATGTTTTGGGTTTGCAAGTTGATTAGGAGTTAAACATACTGGACTTGCCATACTGCGAATATCATAACAGAAACTAGGAATACCTTGGAGTACTGCCTGTGTAAGTACATTACTATTGTATGATACCACAAACTGTGCACCACTCAAATCTTCTTGTAGTCCTTTTCCACCTTCGAAAAATGTTCTGTCTTCCCAGGTTTTACTAAGTGTTACACCTTCTATGTAACCCAGTATATTTTTATAACTACTGTACTTTGTTCTTAAGTGTGGTCTTATTACAATAGGTAAATTTGGATGTAAGTTTCTAATCTGATTAATCACTAACATTAACCAATGTCTGTATTTGCCGTGTGTTTCATGCATAGGTATAAGTGTACTATCATTTACTTTTTGTAAACATATTAATGCATAACCACCTTTACCAGTTCTCCAATCACGTACTTGTATACCCTGTGCTTTTTTTATAGTATTCCATCTATCACCTGGGCAGTCTATATTATTAAAGTAACCCTGTCTTAAAAAGTGAAACCAACCAAGTGTGTAATACCAATCGTCTGGATTGCCTTTATAACTGTTTTGTCTAAATGCACTTAGCTCACAAACTAGATAGGGACGACCTGTGCTTTTAATATAGTCATATGCTATGTCTTTAGTAGTTCCATCTTCATTAACATTACTGGGTTTATCTACATTTATTTGGAAAAAATACTGTGACTTGTATTTGTGTCTGTCTTCAAAGTCTATAATTTTCCAATCTTCCTTACCAAACTCAATAGGAAAATCATCTGATAACTGATGCTTAAATGCTATCATCTCACAACGTTCTTTAGCAAATATATCTTCAGGATCAGACAGGTCTATGTTTTTACGGTGATCTCCCCATTTTTTTGCTTCACGTATTTGTTTGTCTGACATGTGATTAATGGACATTAGTTTTGTTCCTGTAACATACGCCACGCAGTACCGTCTTCTATATCTCTACGTTTCCATTGATTATATGCTAACCAATATAATAAAGGTGCTCTGTTGGTTGGTTCAGTGTTAAACTCTTCTGGATCCTGTTGATTATTGTAAACATCTAATTTATAACTTACTCTATTGCAACAACTGTTCTCGCTAGTGATTACAGGTATACCTTTCATTGTTGCTTCTAGTGCAACCATACTATTATAAGCAACTACACACTGAGCATCCATTAGTGCTTGTTCTAAAGGTTGATCCTGTTGAGGATAAGTTTTAAGTTCTAGTAAATTTCCATCACCATCTACAACTGGTTCTTTTGGTTTACGTCTTACTTGTATACGATAATGTTCACTTTCAGGTAGAAGGGTTTTAAGTTTGTTAACCACACTGTCTAACCATTCGTCAGGACCTTGATTAAAAAACCATGCTACTGCTCCTGTTGGAGGTAGAACAAGAATGTTACGACCTCTATCTTTGTTTTGTTTCCAGGGCAAACATTGATAGCCATGATGTTTGTGAAATCCGTTCCAGCGGTCTTTATCTACATCTCTCAAATTAATACAAGTATGTGCGTTCTTTGTAATTCTCATCCAGCCTTTGCCGCCATATCCAGGACAAAAATATGCGTGGTCTATATAGTAATAGTCAACTCCAGATATAGTTTTGATATCTTTTAACATCTTTCCTGTGCCACGCAGTATACCAAGTGTAGCCACTGCATCACCATAGTTTAAGTCTCCTGGTAGGCCATTTTTTAAATAACTCGTAATTGGTATGTGTTTAACCTGCCATCCACCGTTAGTTTCGTTGTTGTGTCTTATTGCACCTCTTGCAAAGGATAAAGTAATGTTTGATGTTTTATGACGATTAGTATCATATACAAATAATTTAGGCATTGAGTATCTCTTGGGCTAATCCTGATTCTATTTCACTATGTGTAAACTGACTATATGCTAGGTTATAAAACCATTGCATAGTATCCACACGTTTAGGATTTTCGATTTCATCTATATTAGTACTACTTATATCCTTAGCAAAACTATCAGTATGACAAATGGTTGGTATACCTAACAATTGTGCTTCTATTGCACATAAACTTATACTTGTTACAACACAATGAGTATCCTTTGCTTGTTCACTAAAAGGTATCTTTGCAACACTAGGTCCACTTGTTCCATTTGCTCTTGGTTTATATCTTATTTCTATAGGTCTATCAGTATATTTTTTCAACGTAGTAACTGTATTGTCTAACCATTCTTGAACTGTTTGTCCTGTAATATATCTGGTCATTGTTTCACTACTAGGACATATAAGAATTTTAGTACCTTTAGTGTATTCTTTTGGCGTTACATTCCATTGTTTAAATCTATCATTAGGATAATTTTTTGTATGTCTATAGTGTATATGATTTTTACTAGCTCTCCAATAAAAATCCTGTTTTATATCTCTATGCCATCTACCATAGTAAGGCATATCCCAAAAGAACCAATCTATTCTATGTTTAGTTAGTTGTTTAGTTTTATATTCGTTGTTGTTTATAAAACCCCAAAAGTGATGTTCACTCCCTCGCCAACCCTTTGCTAGACTATCCATTACCCAATTACATTTACTATCTGGTTTCGATGGATGTCTATACAACATTAGTAAGTAGCACTCTTATGATCTGATTGTCTTACATCTATATTTTCTGCACTATACTCGCCTTTTAGTTCATCTACAATATCATTGACATAACGTCCTTGAAACGGTATTTGAAAAGGTGTATCTTTAGTTTTTGTGTATGCAGTTACTATACTTACGTTATGTGCTTTGCCATCTCTGTTATGTAATTCATCATATGCACGTTCTAATTCACTAAGTGGTGCACGTGGCTTCTTTTGTTCATAGTGTGTCCAACTATCCATTGTAGTAGGACAATCTATATACTTGCCTGTGTTTTGTGCAAGCCACATGAAACGCCATTCGTATCCGTTAGCGGCGGCTATGTCTCTGAATAATCCTGGATGAAAACTATAGAAGCAATGATTAAACCATGGAGCAAAAGGCAGAACATTTATCATTGTACCACCTACACGACATAAGTTGTGCATATTTTCGAACACAGTTCGTTGGTCAAATATATGCTCACCTGTTCCGTTGTTTGTTACATAATCAAATTGTTGTGTATAGTTGTACTTGTCTTTTAAAATAAAATTCAAGTCCATTGCAATACTTCTTAGTTCAGTATTAATATCAATAGCAAGGTAATCACTAAACCCAAGATCCTCAAAGTATTCCCAGACATATTGCGTTGGGCGTCTAAGTTTTTTTCCTGATCTTTTTTCACATTCATTGATCCATCCTTCACTGTACCTAAAACGTTGATTGCCCCATTCAACTACAGTAGCACCAGGGTTGAACGCACCTTGTTGTGTTAGAGTTGCAGTTGCTAGTTGCATAATATTATTGAAAGCCATTGATTAACTCCTCAACTTGGCTGAATGTTTCAGCAAAATTTAAATTACGATATAAATCGTGTTGATCTTTTCTAGTTAAAAATTCTTGGTAATACTGACTGCTATCGTTATTTTCTACAAAATTACCCCATACACGTACATCTTCATGTCTACTAGTCTTTAAATGATTTGCAATTTTTTCTCTTATAGGATTTGGGAATACAGTTGGTTTCATATGTTTTGGATTATGTACTGCTCCACACCATGGCTTTGGTAATCCGTAAGCTGCACACCAATCAAAAAAATCACTAAGGTAGTAAATGTTATAGGCACTAACAGTATGACTCACACTAATTTTAAGGTTAGGTGTTTTGTCCTGTTGAGCCTTATACTTTATAATAGATTCTTCTAGAAGTTCATTTTTTGCAGGATATCTTATATACTCATATTTTCTACCAACACCATCAACACTAAGTTGTATATCTACCTCAGAAAAGTTTTGCCAAAGTTCCCACCAATCCTCACTAGGAAAAAGTTGTGCATTTGTTGTGTAATGAAGAGTAATGTTTTTACTTTGTCCGCTATCTACATATTTTTGTAAGAGTGTTTTTTGTTTTGAAATTTCACTAAGTAATGGTTCGCCACCTGGAATATCAAAATGTATTACATTAGGCATTGCATTATATATTTCGTTTGCATCAGCACTAATAGTTTCTACTGGTTTTATATCTATGCCATATATATCATTATATTCTTTACGCCATCTACTACTAGATGAAGATTTACACGTAATACATTTTAGATTACAAGTATTACCAAAGGCTATACTTGCAACTATGTAACCTCTATCTTCAGTATAAGTATCCCAATCTGTTTTCCATCTTTCATAATCTAGTATCCTTTTACTCTTTATGCCATTGTCTTCTTCAGTTTTACATCTTATACATTCTATAGGCCACTCACCTTTGATCATCTTATCTTTAATATTTTTGAGAAAGTCACTAGTTGTGTATTCAGCAATACTTTGGTTTAGAATATTAGGTTTATCTTCATGCTTTAATTGTATTTTACAACAAGGTGTTATAGATCCACGTGGACTTATATCTATACTTGTCCATGGTACAAGACAAAGAGGTTTCATTAGTCTACTTTTTGAAAATGATAATATTCACGTTTACCACTAGGTCTGGCTTGACCGTGATCTATCTGTTTAAACTTTTGTTTGAATGCTTTTATCATTGCATTTGTATGTTCTATATTATTGGGACGGTTTTCTAGCTTTTGTGTTTCATGTACAACTATACCACCAGGTGCAACTAAATCATAATACTTACTCACTATTTGTTCTTCAGTAAGTCCACCAAAATCACGTAGTTGAATACTTACTGCAAGACTTAGTAAAATATCATATTGATCTGTTGTTTCAGAAAACTCATTAAATGTTTTTTTAATCCATTGAACATTTGCAGGTTTATCATCTGGTAGTTCTACGAAAGGTTCAATACCTGTCGCACTTGATACCATAGGTGCTACTAGTTGTGTTATATAACCATCATTACATCCAATGTCTACAAGTTTATGTTCTGGCTTACAAACTTCATTTAGTTTCATACGTTTTACTCTATCAATAGCATCAGCAGTACCAAAACGTTTTTGATACTTTTTCCATTCGTTTACTATCTTTTCGCTAGGTTGTGTAAATGTAGTCATTGATTTATATACCTCTCTAGGGTTACGGTCTTTAAGTACGTGTATTTTTTCTTTATCAGGCAACTTTGCTACTAGTTCTGCTTCATAACAAGCTCTTGGATTTTTAAGTGCATCTATTAATGTTTGTCTAAATGTATCTGGATTATACTTTGCGTACAATTCTTTGAACCTATCACTCATATTAGATTCAGCTTCACTATCAACTGGACAAGCCATCTCAAAATCTATTAAACTTAATTCTCCATCTTGTATACAAAAGTTACTTAAAGGAAATACATTTTGTTTGTTTACTTTTGCTTTTCCATCCATTCCTACATGAAAGTATTTTATTTTATGTTTTTCTAATGTATCAGCAATCCTATTTGCTTGTTCTAAGTATAGCATAAGATTGTGTTCTTGCCAAGTATTAAATAAACTTTCACCAGTGTTTGTCATTTTAATACCTAGTATATCATTATAAGTTTCAATAATTTGTGGGAAATGCAATTCACCTATAAGTCTGTTTAGACAAGTTGTTTCTCTATTCCAACAATCTTGATATGTGCCTCTACTTGGTTTAAGTGCTTTGTTCCTTATGTTAAAAATTTTTACTACAGTTTCATCACCAATGAATACACCACTAGTTTTTCCTATACTGTATTTCATTAGTTTTTTATTTCTTTTACTTTCCACATTTTACCATTGCCATTAAACTCGCCAATGATATTAATACTACGTCTACGTTCTGTTGGTTGTATACGAGGAGTAACACTATGAATACTTCCCATAACATTTAAGAACATACAAAAACTATTTGCTTTGTATGGTACTTCACGTACAGGTTTATGTATATTATCTGCTACCTGTCTACCTAAACTTTTATTTACTTGTTCTATGTTTCCTGTTTGCTCGTGTATAGTAAAGTTTCCACCTGCACTTGTATCGTTTGGTTTACGCATGTACAATAGTCCTGCATATATTTCTACAGGATTATCTACATGTGGTGTACGACTTGTACCAGTTTGGTCAACAGGTTCATGCACAACAAATTGACAATCAGTAACATATGAACCACTATTGTCCACATCTCTTGTAGTAATATTATCAGCATTCAAAAGGTTCTCATACTGTGGGTAAGACTTCATTATCACAGGCTCAAATAACTTTATACATGCTTTAAAGTATTCTGGACTTGTATGATATGCAAAAAAGTCTTGCCAAATAGCAGGAGGTGCTTCATTAGCAACTTCTTTACTTTTGTATCTATAGGTTATTCCTCCATCGTGTGGTTGTGTACTACATACCAATTGTTCAGGAAAACTATCTGCTAACTCCTTATACAAGTTATCAGGTAGTGCCTCTTCTACACATACATAGGGATATGGATCTTCTTCTACTACTTTTACATTTTGAATACAACTTAAATTACTCATTTTTTAATTCCTTGAGATTTTTGTTCTTGTGCCGCATCATATTCATGTGGTTTTTTCATTTTTTCTGCACGTATTTGTTGTTTAGTAACTTGTCTTAAATCTTGCCAGTGTGGGTTACTGTGATGTTGGAACCCACCTACTAAATCACCTGCTAAACTTTTGCCTACTTCTTTTCTAAATCCTTTTAGGTGATCCATGTATGCACCTAGCGGACTGTTAATAAAAATGTGTCCTCCTTTATCCGGACCACCTAAGTCATTCATTTCTACTCCTATAGATTTAAAATCTTCTATAAGCTCTCCAAATATAAAACTATCGTGGTACTCTACATGATTGAATATGTCATCGCTTTCGTATATCCATCTCCACTGTTCTATAAATTCTTCAAACTTTGGATGATTACGATTAAACATCATCCAACCACATTCGGGCCATGTGCGTCTGCCTAAGTACGTTGCTAATTGATTCTCATTAGGAGCTATACTGTGTAAGAAATCTAATGACATAGGCGTATGTGTTCTTACATCACCATCGCACCAAATAAAAATATCTGTATTACAAGTTTTTGCAAAATGCCATAGAGCAAAAGTTTTATTTGCAAACCGGCTTGCGTCCCATAAAAAACTTTTTTTACTTTTGTCTTTATTCCAACCATGTGCATGTGGATTATCTTTGTGTCTTTCTTGCCAAGCCTTTAGGTCTGGCAGTGTAGTTCTTTGATCATTAAGTTTTATGTTATGATTGCCTTGAACGTCTGGATTATGATCCTCTGCATAAATTGTTAGAGGAACTTCTTTTGGCCAACAATTGTTATACCCTGTAATAAATTGCTTGCCATATTTTTTGTATCCTGTTGGGTGCCAAGAGGTAAATACTGATAATGTACGCATATAACTATTTATTACTTCAAAAATCAACATGAAAATATCTTACTTTCCAAATAATCTTCCTGGTAATGCTAACGAAGTTTACCCTCAAGTACTAGATGCTATAAAAGAAACAGATACACTTGTAGAACAAGACATGAATGCTGATGCTGCTCTTATATGGAGTGTGTTATGGTATGGACGTATGGCTGGTAATAAACGTGTCTGGGAACATTATAGGTCACAAAATAAACCTGTTATAGTAATAGAAGTAGGCGGTCTTGTACGTAATAAGACTTGGAAGTTAGGCATAAATGGAATAAACCGAGATGCATACTTTGCAGTAGATGAATATATGCCCGATGATAGATTACATAAATTTGGCATTATACTTCAACCATGGAAGCAAGATGGAGATTATGTATTAATATGTGGACAACATGGTCATAGTCAACAATGGGTTGACATGCCTGATATGGATACATACTACAAGAACACTATAACACAAGTTAGAAAGTATACAGATAAACCTATAGTTGTACGTAGTCATCCTCGCTTTAGAGAAAGTTTACACTGGTCATGTGATACAGAATGGTATAAACAACAAGGTGTAACTTGGAATATACCAAAACATATACAACAGACGTACGACAGTTTTGATTTGGAACATATGTTGAACCATACATATTTTACAGTCAGCCATAGCAGTAATGCAGGAATAAGTAGTGTAATACAAGGAGTGCCTGCAGTAGTTAGTAAACACAGTTTAGCATATGATGTAGGGACTGAAATGGGAACATGGCTTAGTAAACCTGACAGAAATAATTGGTTAAATCGTATGAGTTATACTGAATGGTTTGCTGACGAAATAGATATCCAATGGAGAAGATTGCGTGATCGTATTTGAGAAAGAAATGAGTGATTACTATAATCAACCGTTTCAAGACATGTATAACGACCTGTTATCTATTAAAAAAGAAGAATACCAATACGACGATAAGATTATTATTACTGCAAATAAAAAAACAGATAAAAGTATTTGGAAACATTTCTATAAAATTATTAGTGAATTAGATATTCCTACATTTTTTATATATGTTTATAGCAACGACATAGAAGTAAAAACTTATATGGAGGAGTTATGTGATGATGTAATAAATTTTACTATGACAGGACCAATAACTAAATTTAATAGAGAGGAAACATTTTGTATATACCCATTTACACAATTAGAAGTTGATCCTTCAGGAACAATAAGTCCATGTTGTATGATGGATCCAAACAAATTACATACATGGCCAAATATTAATAATACAACCTTAGAACAGGCATTTTATAGTAAACCATTTAAAAGGTTAAGACAAGATTTCAGACAGGGAAAAATGCCTAGTGTTTGTAATAATTGTTGGAAACAAGAAAAAGTTAATATCCCTAGTTTAAGACAACGAGGTATAATTGACTTTAGTAAAGATTATTGTACTACAGATATTTTTAAAAGCCCGAAAATAAAAAACTTAGATATAAAACTTGGTATAAGTTGTAATTTAAAATGTAGAATATGTAATAGACAAAATAGTAGTCTATGGTATACAGAGGATAGAAAATATGAAACAGTTCAAAATATACGTGAATTAGATTATACTATAGATATCAAGAATAACTTCTGGACAGAAAAAATTAAAACATTTAATGATTTAAATTATATTACATTTAAAGGAGGAGAACCTTTACTTGATACCAAACATTTAAAAATTTTACAATCCCTTATAGATGATAAAAGAACAAATATTAAAATACATTACAATACTAATGGAACAATTTTCCCTGATATCCATTTAAAGTTTCTATCTATGTTTGATAATGTTCAATTTTCATTAAGTATAGATAACTTATACAAAAAATTTGAGTATGAAAGACATGGCGTTGATTGGGATATAGTAAAAAATAACTTGGAAAAATTTTCTAAACTTGATAGAAGTAAGTTTACAATTGACTTTCATACTACTACAAGTGTTTTTAATGTATTAGATCTAACCACTATACATGAGTACGCTGAAAATTTAGGTTTTAATATTGAATATAGCCATGTGTACTCTCCTCAATATTTTAGTTTAGATAATATACCAATTACTAAAAGACAAAAAGTTATAGATTACCTTAAGTCAAGTCCATATAAAAAGATTCGTGACATAGTAAATGTTTTTACAAATCATTATAAAGATCTTAATACAGAATTTTGGGATAGAGTAAAAGAAATAGACAGTCGTAGAAATCAAAACTTTACAAGTACCTATCCAAAAATTGCAGAAATTATGTATGTAAATTAATAAATATATATACGTTCACCCGTAAGGGCGGAAGTAAGCAATCGCTGAAGGAACGCACCTTAACTATTAACTAGGGAGGGTGACTAATGACTTACAGACCATTTTCATGGAAAAGGTTTTGCAAGGCACGTGACCGTGCTAGAGTTCGTAAATTCATGAACTTTCGCATGTTATCAATGCGTACTGCCTAGCTTTGCTTGATAGGATCCCAGCGACGTATATCGTCCTCGGATAATAACTCGCTGGGGCCTTTCCAAATTTCTACAATATGTGCAGGATAATCAGAATCATTTACACCTCGGTGCCATACGCCACTAGGTATGTCTATAGGATTTTGTACTGACAAAGTGTATACTGCTGGATCTACTGGCATCTGTCTGTTGCTTATATACAATTTAGCAGTTCCTGAAACCAAATTCCAAGTTTCACTCCTATGTTCATGTTTTTGCATAGACAACTTACTGTGTGGATTTATAACTAATTCTTTTACACGAAACCCATCGCCATTATATAAATTACGATAGTAACCCCAATCACGGTTTACTTTAGGTGCAGACCAATCTTTTAATATCCAACTACTACTATTTGCTTTGTCGAATCCACCGACACCATATTCAAACTGAATACGTTTGTCCGTTTTCCAAGCATCATATTCAGGACAGTTGCCTTGTGTTCTGTCACCACCATTTGCAAATATTAATTTTGTAAAGTTAAACTGTGTGACTACATTAAGTATTGCACCATTTGCAGTATCGTCATTGTCATCAAAACTAATACATCTATCCACACAACTAAGTTCTTGTACTATTTTACTACGTTCTTTATAAGGCATAAAAGGTTTGCCTTTTTTACGTTGTAACCAAGCATCACTGTTTACACCAACAATTAGTTTGCCTCCGTAACTTGCTAATTGTTTTGCAGCTTTGAAATAAGCGATATGTCCACTATGAAGAGGATCGAAACCTCCTGTAACAAGAACCAGGGTTGTCAAGTGTGCCACCTATAATCATATACTGTACCGTCTAACCACTTAGTTACTAAGCCTTGGTCAGATAAAATTCCATTACCAAGTATTACTTCTTTCATATTTTCGTTAAGTATGTCCATGTCTACCATTTCATACCAAGTCGTATTGTAAGGCAAAGGTTCACGTTCTTTGTAAGTTAAAACTTGTATTAAGTCTGTATACTTTTCTTTTTGTAAGTAAAAATCTTTTACGTCAAAACCATTTAGTGCTAGTAGATATAATATTTGACTTGCAGTAAATGTGTTATAATTTTGTCCTGGTGTATAATTTTGAAATCTGTTTTGATATACACTTACAGTTGAAGGCACACACAAATATAACATACTGCCTGTAGACATAGCACGATTGACACGCCCTAGAAATTCTACTGGACTGTATATGTGTTGCATAAGATTATGACACCACACAACATCAAACGGTACACTCCAAATAATATTATCTTTATTAAAGTCGTGATTTTTATATTTTATATTTTTTCTACTAGGAGTATTATTTTCTGCATCTAAATCAAATCCTACACAATTAAAATTTAATTTAGGCCCTGGCTCACCGTCTTCGGTCCATTCGTGCATATTTGCCCAGAATTCTAAATCTAATCCTTTGCCGCACCCAAAGTCAGCCATATGCTTAATACTAAGTTTAAAGTCATCAAATTGATCTAGTAAATTCAATGTAAGAAGACTATGATTATGACTTGCTTGATTGTCCCATTTGGCAACTTCTCTAGTCAATTCTTATGTCTTCCATACCTGCAGTACGTAGTCTTACTACATGGCCCATTTGCCATTGTTTAGTATCTAAGCCTTTCATTATACCTAGCCAACGGTTTCTGAGCAATGCAACTTCGTTGATAATAGTTTCAAAGTCAATAACTTCGTCTTCACCGTCAACGTATTTTTCTGCATCACGGCTTGTTAATGCACGGGCATATCCTTCTAAATATTTTTGGAAATGTTTACGTCGTATTTTACGTAACTGTATGTTAAGGTAGTTTAGTACTGCTTCTATTTCTTGTAATTGATTAAATCTATGTTCTGTAATACCGGGCAATGCAGTAATATTTTTTTCTACAATGCCTTTTACATTGCATTCACGTTTTGCTTCTTCCAGTTCGCTTTCATAAAAATTTATGAAACCTGGAATTTCGGCAATGTTATTTACAACTCTGTTGTACCACTGGCTCAATACAAATCCTCTTCCTCAAAATCTTCTTCTACTTCGCCAACAATTTCTTCCACACTGCTTTTCATATATTCATCTAACCCGCCTAATTTGATTAGATCTTCTTCATCTAATATTTCTTGCAAATCATCTACTAAGTGATCAGTAGCATTTTGCATTTCTTTAGCAGGTATATATTGTTTTAATATTTCATATACTAATTTAATTGGTGCTTCCATTCTCTTCCTCTATTGCTTTATATTCTGATAATGGCGTAGATAATGTATTTTCTTCTATGTATTCTTTCGCCTCTGATATATCGTCTATACTTAGTCCATCTTGTGCAGAAACATCCTGCATAACTGCTTCTAGTTTATCGCCGGTCCAACCTTTACGAAACTCTAACATTTCTACACCTGCAGTCGTTGTATACTTTAAACGGTTGCCTTGCTTTGTAAGTAATCCTTTTGCTTCAAACAAGTCTAGTAATCCGCTATAAGGATCCATGCCTGTTTCATATGGAATCTTTACTTGCACTCCTTCAAATGGTTTTGCATAACGAGTTTTCATAACTTTACAAGCTGCTCTTATACCATTTACAGTTGTGGTTTTATTGCCATCTATATCTTCTTTGAGTTTTAATTTTCTCATAGCAATAACAATACTACTTGCATATATAAACCCTTGTCCACCTGATATCTTATCATCAGGGTCAAACATATCTTGCGATGCATATGTATGGTTAGTACATACCATACCTACATTATAACTACCAATCATGTTTACTGTATTACGTACAAGTGCAGTAAGTGCCTTAGGCTTTCTACCCATATCACCTTTCATATTACCTGCATCAAATTGATCTACATCTGTAGGAGTTAGTAACATTCCCAAACTATCAATTACAAATAATACCTTAGGTCTTTCTTCGTCTGGCATTGCTTTATAATCTTTCATAAATGTGCTAAGTGTTTTTGCTACATCATCAATCATACTCATACTAAGTTTTAATAATTTACTTTCTTCTGTATCTACACCAAGTGCCTGTAACCAACTTTCGTCTAATGCATTTTCACTATCTATTAATACAACAAATATACCTTGCTCTTGTGCATTCCTTATAATATTTCCACTTGCAAAGTAACTTTTGCCTGCACCTGATTCACCTGCAAATACAGTCACCTTTCCCATAGGAACACCTTTATGGAAATCTCCACTTACTAAATAATTTAATGCATAGCTTCCTGTACTAATCCAATCTGTAGGATCGTGAAATCCTATGCTTAGTCCATCTATACTTTTTGTTATATCTTTTCTAAATTTACTTACGTCAAAAGGTTTGCCCATGTTTATCTCCTGTGTGCCTATTCTTTTACTATACTATATATCTGTTATATTGTCAAACTGTTTCATGAGTTTTAGGTAGTCTTTGCTAAAATAATGGTTATAGTTATATTCTAATATATCTTTTTGTGTGTAATACAAATCTTGTAAATCATTCATATTGAGGATACTGAATTTTGAAATCGTCTCAAATATTTTTATAAGTCGTTTTACTGGATTTTCAATTTTATCAAAACTATAATCAAATAAATCATTATGTAGTTTAAATCCAAGATTTTTTTCATAAAAATTATACCAACCAGGTTGTCCAAACATTAAAAATATTCCACGTGTTACTATACTATTAAACGCCTTTTCAGACATAAATGGATTATAACTTTCACTTAATGTTTCTCCTATTAAGTTTAAAAAACTTTGGCTAATTTTAGATTCAAATGCTTGTAAGTTTTTATGATGTCCTAAATATAAATCTTGTCCCTCTATCAAATTTTCTGCAAAAACAAACTTTTTTCTGTTAAACGTTTCATCACATCTAAAAAATTTGTTGTACAGTTCTTCCTCTTTGTTATTATTAAGAAGATTCATTACAATGCCGCCTAGTGTATCATTATCTGTAATCCAATTTTTTGTACAATATTCTTTTGTAAAGAATCCATAATTATACAAAAGAGCCACTAAAAGTTGTCTAGAGATGTGTGGTGATAAATTAAAAGAACAGAGAAAGTTTTTTATATTTCCTGTGCCTCTGTATCTATATTCACTGAGATGATTTAGTAGTTTATCACAACCATCGGCACTAAATCTAAAGTCTAAATTTGGATAATTAGCCTTTACTTCATCACGAATAATTGTGTCTAGAATAACTGTGTGTTGACCTTTTAATTTATCAAAAAATACATTTCTATAATTTTGATTTACGCCATAAAAATGATCTACTACATAAATTGTTTTTGAGAGTGAGTCTGGATCACCAAACTCACTCCAAAGTGGTTTTATCTGTTGCATTTACAATATAAATGTATTAGGATTGTCTATTACGGATCATTGCTAAAATGTCTTCAGCTCTTTTGCTTTCACCGCCTGTTGCTGGTGCCTCAGGTACTGCCACAGTTTCTGTCTGTGGAGCAGGAGTAGGAGTAGGTGTTGCACCCATCTCCTCTGGTGTTGCTACTGGAGCAGGAGCCACTGTTTCTGCAACTGGAGTTGCCGGAGCAGGTGTTGGTGTTGTAGTTGCTGGAGCAGTTGACGTACTTGAGGTTGAGGAACCTGCTGGAGCATCTAAACCATATGGACGATAATATTGTCCCCATCTTTCGTTATCATAGGGTTGTCCATCTACACTTGCTTCGAACATTTCTTTAATGCACTGCAATTCTACTTCTGTAGGTTTTTTAGGAAGAAAATCAGATAGTGTATTAAGACCATAGGTGTTAATAGCTGCTAACTGTGCTTCAGATAGTGCAGTTTCTTTACGAGCCCACTTACTTGTACTGTAATCTGCATACTGTCCTTTTGTAGTTTTAGTAATACGGAAATCTAAGCCAGCATTGTAATCTGTGGGCATCTCCTGTATATCTGGATCCATAAGTGCATCTTTAATTAAGTTAAAGATACTAGGTGAGATTGCAAATCTACGTATTGGATTCTCTGGTGAATCTTCTTGTAACGGGTTTTCATTTACAAACCCTTGAAAGATATAACTACGTTTCTTCCAATACTTTCTACCCATGTCCTCAAGACTTGAATCTTTAAACCAACCACGCACTTCTGTAAGTATTGGACAAGTTTCACCAAACATTTCAACACATGGTACTTGTACTACTATAGGCTTGCTATTCATATCATTCTTTACACCAGTAAATGGTAAACGAATCATAAGCCTTTCAGCCCAGAAAAATGTGTTGTTAGGATCACCATCAGGTAAAAATCTAACTGCTGCAGTTGATCCTTCTGGTATATTCCAATGTGGGTAAATTGCGTTGTCGCCGCCGCCGGTACGCTCACTGCGTGATTCTTGAGATTTTAGTTTTGCTCTAATTTCTGCCAAAGATGTTGCCATTATTTTTCTCCTTAAATGTGCCTGTTCATTAGCCTTGTATGTGCCTATACACATACTATATTTACATAGTATATGCGTTTTTATTTATCATGTCAAGATGTTTTTATGTAAAAAGTACAGAAGTTTTTGCATCCATTTTCTTTTTATCTACAATAGAAATTTTTTCTGCCTCACTAGATTCTGGACAAAATTTACACTGCTCTATAGGATTTTTTATATTTTTTATGAATTTATCAAATTTATGTTCTGATTCATCTGCTACTAAGGGCTTATATCTTTCTAAAATTTTGTAATCTTCTTCATTTATTGCAACATGTTCTTGTGTTATTGCTTCCTTTAATGTATATGGTAAATGACATTTGTACAATTTTCCATCTATAAAATGATGACAGTATTTCGATATACATGCCTTATGGGCAGTACCTATATCGCTTTTGGTATCAACATAAAATTTATCGTGTGATACTTTTACAGCAGATTTAGAAAAATTCCATGCCTGACCTAAGATTGCGTATAAAGCATTGTTTACTGTATACTCTATACGTTTATTTTTATGTTTGTAACGGTATAAATCTATGCCAAGGTCATCTAGTTCACTCATTAACCATGGTAACTTTTCTACAATATTAATATCAGGTGGTTGATCCGGCCAATCTTCACCTTTAAATTTTTCGTAATCTGTGTTCCATGATGTTTTATTTGAAATTATCTTTGTATCACAATTACCTAAAAACTCTTTAATATTATTATGTAACTTATCAAAATAGTTCTCGTCATGACATGAAACGTCAAGTTGTAATCTTCCATTATGTTTTATTAAAAGATTGTATAACTTGTCATCCTGTCGCCTACTTCCATTAGTGGTGACTTTTACTCTAGCATTAGGCCATAAAGATAATATGCCTTCTATCCAATAGTAAATATCAGGATTTAAAAATGGCTCACCGCCTAGAATTTGTATGTCTTCTATATCTAATCTTTGAGCAAATTTTTTGTATTCATCTTTACAATCTGCCCATTTTTGAAAGCCCTTAAGGTTTAAATTATTAAAGGAGCGACAATTAGTACAGGCATAGTTACAAACATTTGTTATATAAAACTCTGCATAATCTATTTTATGTTTATTGCTAGTCATGCTTCTATTTATGGCTATAAAAAAAGGCACCTAAAATTGGTGCCTCTTTTGAATTATTTTTTGTGCCAATTAGCCTTGTTCGATGTCCTGTAGTTTACGCATTTGTCTTGCCACTATACTTCTTGGTGTAAGTTGATATCCTTCTTCGCCTTCATGTATGCCGTGGTTGCTCCTCGCTTTTGACCCTACGCCTGCCATTGCCTTAAGTTTTGCAATGCTTTCCGCCACTTCGTCTACTTCTTCAATTTCTTGTACTTGTTCAACTTGTGTCTCTGGTTGTGCCTCTTCTTCTACTTCTTCAATAACACTATCTTCAACTTCTATTTGTGTATGTTCTTCTGTAGGAATCTCTGCTTGTGGTCCGTAAATTTCGCTTTTTATTATATCTAGCATTCCTTGATATGGTTCATCAAAGTTTGCAGATTCAATCCATTTTTTAATAATTGGTCTTGCATCACCTTCTGGATTTGCATCTCCTGCATCACCTAGATCATCAAATAGTTCGTCATCACCAAACGCAAAACTTATTGCATTAGTTGCGTCTTCACCACCATCTCCTAATGGAATAGGTTGTTGCATAATTCTTATTACTTCATTTGCAGTATCTAAGTCTGCTGGTAGTGCCCATGTGCCTTCTGAAATCATATTCATATTTTTTTCAAATGCTTCAAAAGTTACACTTTCTTTTGCTTTACCATATAAATCTTTCTTTGGTGCAGGATCTTTTCTATCTACATTTCCTTGTAAATATTTTTTAGTAATTTTTATTGCAGCTTTGTATTGAGCTTCGTCATCATAATTTATATTTCCCAAAGCAACTGCCAATGCATCATCGGTAACATTATTTGCAAGGTATTCAATAACATTAATTACTAAATTGCGATTTTTTGCTTTAGTATCCATATCACTGTTTTTCATTACGTTAAAGTAATTTTTTAGTTCTGCTTCGTCTGTTTCGTTCTTAAATACTTCAATATTATCAGGACTATCTGATGCTGAAATAATATCACCTGCTCTACTTGCGACTACTGCATCTAATTCATCGTCGCTACGTGTTTCTGCATCTTTATCCATTTTTGCTTCCTTTTTCAACCTTAGAGCTCTACTTACTGCTGGTAAACTATCTACCATACGATCATCAAAAACTTGACGTGTAAGTTTTGTTTTTAAATCTTCTATATCGTTCTCTTCAACCTCTATTACATTTGGTACCCAGTTTTCAAAATAATCTTCATAACCTTTTGCATTACTAATTGCTTTCAATGTATCTTTTAAGCCATAGTATCTGTCTGTAGCTGCTTCAATAACTTCTTGTGCTTCTTCAGTTACATAGTTATTTGACTTTGCACTACGGACAAATTGCTTTAATTGTTGCATTTCATTCATTATTTCAACAATATGTAATCCACGATCATCACGAGTATGTCCTTCGTTTGATACATGTCTTGCCATTGCTCTTGCACCAGGTAAGTAGTTATTAGCAAATTTAAAGCGTTCACCTTCATTATTCTCAATGTAGATAGCACTTATATTTCTACTTCTTGCACCCAGTTTAGTTTCATCAACTGTTTTACTGTGCTGAATAATTAGTTTTGCTTTTCCTTGTTCTAGGAAACTTTTTTGGCTTGTGCCATGTAATCTGTTTTCCATAACTTCGTCCTGGTTACGTTGTGTTAAAAATTGATAATCTTTTTTATCAAGTCTCTCTTTGGTTACATTATGTGTTTCATAGTTTAACATATTTCTTGCACTAAACTTACTAAGTTCTTTTAAGAATCCATACCAAGCATCTGATGTACTACTATCTGCATCCTCTACCATACTATTTGGAAAATAAACTTGAAGTTTATCTTCTTCGTTAATACTAATAGTGACTGCACCCACTGGCAAGTCTCTGTGTTTAAAGTTAAATTCAAAAAATCTTGCTTGACTTGGATCTGTAGTTACTTCACCTTCACTGTTCCCCAACTTAATGTTTGCTACTCTACTACGTATTTTGTCAAACAGTTCTTCTGATATGTTATCTATGCTTCTCATGTACGTATTTATCCTAAATCATAATAAAAGGCATAGGCTCTTGGTCGAACTCGTCTCCATCTCTTATGTAAGTTTCTAACTCTGGATGATAGTTTTTAAGTGTCTGCGCCATACGCATAACAAGAAGTGTACTCATAACTAAGTCATCTGTATCACCTGCTTTGGCTTTAAAACTATTGCCAGCCGCAATAAAACTTTTCATTTCGCTTACTAGCATTTTACTATTAACTTTAACTTTATCTGTTTCTATTAAGGTTTTGAATTTACTACATATACTAATCTTACTACGATGCGTAGTATTATATCCTCTACGATACAGTCTACTATTGCCATGAACTTTTGGTTCGCTTAAAAATATACCAGGTATGTTCTCTTCACCTATTTCTGCTACACTCTGGAGAGCTGCCTCGCCTATAGTATTATTTTCCATACTATAGTATATGTTCATATTATCAACGCCTTCGTCTAGTAAGTATTTGCAAATATCTACCAGTATACGTATTTGTTGTGGTATAGGTGTTTTATTATGACTCCACTCACCTATTTGTTCCATACTAGGTATTTCAAATATTTGTATAGCAGCAGGGTCTCCACCGGTTCCTAAACTAGGGTCTAATCCTACTAAGTATGTCATTTGTGGATTAGGCTTTTTCCACCAACGAACTGTACCATGTTTAAATGCAGGTTCTTTGCCTCGTAAATTTGTAAGTACTAAACTATCTATAAGTGTTTCATCATATATGATAAATTCACATTCATGTTCACGTCTAAAACGTTCTTCACCTATACGACCTAGTTCAGCTTCTTTCCATGCTTCATCTCTGTCAGGATGCTCCCACCAGTAACTTTGATAACTTTTAAATCCATTTACACCCAAGTCAGTTTCATTACCATTACTGTCAAATGTTTTATTTGCATCACGCCATATCTGTGCAAATTGGTCTTCGTCACTATTAGGTGTACTAGTAATAATAGCAGCTCCACCAGTTGCTAGTGTAGGTGAAATACTTGTCCAAAATTCTTTTGCAATACTGGGTCTAACAAACGCAAACTCATCGCAGTATAGTAATGTTATACTCATACCTCGTCCTGTGTTGTCTGTGGTTGCTTGTGCTATAATTCTACTACCATTGTCAAAGTCAATACTACCTTTGTTGTAACTTGTTACACCTGCACGTATATGATCTGGACATAGTTCATATGCGTAGCGTATACGTTGCATAATTTCCTGAGCACCAGCGTATTTGTGTGCAGCAATTAATATAACACTATCTGGTACAAACATTGCATACCATAACAAATAACCAGCTGCAGTTGTACTTTTACCAGTTTGTCTTGGTAGCATATTGATGTTAAACCTGTAATTATGATATACATCAAGAAGTTTGTGTTGGTACTCATATGCTTTGTATTGCATACGTCCCTGTGTAGGATGTTGGATATTAAAATGGTTGTTCATAAAATAAAACACACCTGTCTTAGGATCAGCACACTTTGCAAACTCGGTGAGTTGTTCGTCAGTGTACTTCTCTTTTTTATAGGCCTTTTTAGTTAGTACGCCGTCTAGTGATTTAGCCATGATACATCCTTAAAATGTGTTCTTGCGGGTCTTGTACTTATGCGTATTATTTTTACAACTATTTCAAAGTTGTCTGCAATATCTTCAAACATACGCATTCTTAATTGCTTACCTGCATTTCCATAACTACTTTTACCAATAGTAGTAATGTGTATTTTATCGCCATACTTAGGAAAGACTCCTCGCACAAATAAACACGTGTCTGCTAAGTCTTTGCTAGGCATAGTGCCTCTCATATATGCTTCCGTAAATGTAGGATTGGGCAGGAAGTCAGGTTCGTCTATAAACGATCCTAGCAGAATAGCCACATATGCTTCAATATCTTCTGGTAAAGTATAACCTTCTTGTCTGCTAGTTTCTATTAAACATTCACGAAAAGCCGATACATACTCGTCCTTAATATATTTCATATAAATATTTATATGTCCGACACTCTATTACTTAACACAAGTGGTCAACCAATCACTAACTTTCCTGTTAGTGTTATTGATTATAAACGTGCAATCAAGTTATATTTTTTAGAAAAAGTAACTGTACTTGACTGGTATGAAGACTGGGATATAAGCAGTCCTAGTTTTAGTATGAAAGTTCCTGCTACGATAATGACTAAAAAATATTACAAAGGCACTAGTAAAATTAGTTTTAGTAGATTCAATGTGCATTTGCGTGATGAATTTAAATGTCAGTATTGTGGTACACAAGAGCAGTATAGTGAACTTACTATGGATCATGTAAAGCCTAGATCACACGGTGGTAAGGCTACATGGGAAAATATAGTAACATGTTGTAAGCCGTGTAATACAAAAAAGAGTGATAGCGTATGGAAACCCAGGCGCAAACCACATGAACCTAATAGTTATCAGTTAGCGGCTCTTAGGAGCCGTTTGCCATTTTATGTGAAACATAAAAGTTGGCTAGATTATATAGACAATGGTGTAATCAATGAAACTCTATCAATACGGGTGTAGTGTAAGTCTAGGTGAAGAAGCAACTACATGTTATGGTAAACTAATAGCAGAACAATACGGTTATGAATTTATACAACACAGTGAAAGCAGTGCTAGTAACCCACACATTGCACTAAAGTTTTGCGAAACTTACAGTAATATTACATCACAAGATTTTGTAATATTTGGCTGGAGTCATCCTAATCGTAGCAGTTGGTATAACAAATACGAAAATAAATGGGAACATCTAAATTATATTCAACAGAAAAAACCAGGCAGTATAAACACTGCTAGTGTAAAAGATTATGTATTACATCAAAACAGTAATTACATACAGGAACTACACGATTGGTATCCTAAACATATAGTTGAAACTACTTGTAAGTTAAACAATTTACGTTTTATGCATGTGGATTGTGTGCCAGGTATGGTTGATATATTAATGGAAAATAAGTCAAAATATATAGCGGATCATTTACATCCTAATGATGAGGGACACCGCTATATATACAATTTATTACAAGACGAACTTAGTCGTCTGATTTAATTTCTTCTGCTTCTAAGAAGTCTTTATAACTTTTGTAAAGTTTATCCTCTACGCTTTCTTCAATTTCACGTGGCTCTTGATCCATTGGGTTGTCACCAGGTGCACTTGCAGGATATTGCTTCTTAGGTCTGTTGAGTCCACCACTTAGTCCAATTAACTGATCTTCTGTGTCACTGTACTCTTCTTCAGGCTCATTTGCGTATTCTTCAATTTTGTCTGCATAGTTTTCATAACCTGCTAATTGTAGTATATCAGCTAGTTCTTGAACTGGAACACTTACCATTGCATCATCTTCACAACCACAGTCTTCTTCCATTTCAATATCATTTTCTTGAACCTTTGATTCTAAAACTCCACCTTCTAAATCATAAGCAACATCATTTAATTCATCCATTATTTGATTGAATGTGGTCATATCTACCTTGCTTGCAATTACATCTAAGTCACCATCATATTCGGTAAACAAGTTATTAAAAGTAGGAGCATTATCATCTAGATACTCAAGAGCAGCATCACCATATTCGCCTACAAAATTATATACTTGATCATATCCCTTTTGTAATAGTTCAGATGTTAATGGTGCTTTTTTTGCTTCATTCATTCTGTCTTCAATTTCTTGTCTAATCTCATCGTAGTTTTGACCTGGATACTTTTTCTCAAACTCTTCTTTACCCATGCCTTCTTCTACGTCTTGGATCATATCTTTGACTGCGCCTTCTTCAACTGGTTGCTCTTGCTCCAATGAGATTATTTTATCTAAGTATTCTCTCATATTGTCCATATTCATTTTACTTTCCTTATGTGTTTGCACCAGTGATGCGTTTAATCATGTTTCTATTTGCTACTTTTGTAGTATTATCACTTTTTGGTTGAGCAAGTTTAAGTGGATCTGCATTACCTTTTTTATCTGAGCCTTTAAATATGTCTCCAAAAGAATTTGCAATTCGATTTATAAAATCATCGCCAACTTTTTTCTCAGGTTGCTTTGGGCCTTGAGCCATACTATAGTTGCCCTGTGCATCTTTTTTATACATGTTAGGTGCCATAGGTAAACCTGTAAATCTATTTTTATTACCAGGTCCACGTAGTTTATCAATGTCTTTATAAGGTGCTGAAGGATTTACTTTGCCTATTGTATCTGGCATATCTAATTCAGGACCTGTAGCAAATCTTTTATCTGGGCCACCGCTCTTTGGTGTTGTCTTAGGTCTAGCAATTGGTGTTGCACCTGGTTGTCCAAATTGTTTCATTGCAGCTCTTGTCTGTGGACCCATTATACCATCTGCATCTATTTTAGCACCTTTTGATATTAAATATTTTTGTATAGCTAGTGTTCTGTCATAATTTTTTGTATTAGCGGCAGTTGCTTTTACTTTGCCTTTTTTCATTGGCGTTTTAGATATAGTAGATCCTTGTGAAATATCACTGTCTTTAGCCGCTGGTGCTTTTGCAATTGTAGATCCTTGTGAAACATCAGGTTCTTTTCCAATACGTTTAGGAAATATTTTTTCACCTTTTTTACTAACTTTGTTGCCTAAATTATTAAGAAAGTCTATGAACGGTCTAGCACTAGGATTTGTTTTACTAACTCTTTTAGGAAGTTGGTAGTCTTGTGGTACCAGGCCTCTTTTCTTCAAACGGTCTAACTGTAATTTAGTTGGTGTAATATTTGTACCAGTATAATAACCTGTTTCTAAATCAATCTTTTCATTAACAGTAGATTCCTCTTCTGCTATAATATCTTTTAAAGAATCTATTGCTTTATATAAGTCATTCATTACTTTGCCTTTTCAAACTCATATTTACGGGTTTCTAATCCTTTTAGCATATTTTCATTATACTTGTCACCAAAACTATCTTCTGCTTTAACATCTTTTGCATCTTTGTAATCTGGATCATCTAGTTTTGCACTATACTCGTCACCTTCTTCTTTTATTGCTTCTTCACGAGCAATCTCTTCTGGATGATCACTGTTAATAACAACTAAGTGACTTGCTGGCACGCCAACTGTTTGAGTAATATATTCATATAGTTGATGAGCAGTTACTGGATATTTAAGTTCTGCGTCCATTATAAACACTTCAGCGTTGTTTAATGTTTGGAAATCCATTGGGTGTTCTTGTATAGGTGTCTTTTTAGGTTTACTAATACTTGCAACTTCATATTTTTCTAATGCAGTTTCAAGTGCATTCATTATTTCATCATCGCCTTTTTCGGCCATCTTAATGCGAAACTTATAAGTTTGTTCACTTTCTACAAGGTAACTTTTAAAACTTTTCATCTTTATGATCCTTTTATATGTATGTATTTATTCCTTTTTGTGTGTATTACGTCCTAATATTTCCTGTAATAATTGTGTACGATCTATTGCATGTCCTTGTCCATCCTCTAAATCGTCACCATTGTCTCTTGCTTGTTTAGCAAGTTTTGCATCTAATGTTGCTTTCTTAATTTGCAAATCCACCATACGCAGTTTTTTATTAACTTTGTGTTGTTTTGCACTTAATGCAGTATCCAACATACGACTTGCATTGTTAAATATTTCTCCACTAAAACGTGCCTCTACATTCATACCCAAGTCCATGAGATCCTTAAATGTATCTTTTGCTAAGTCTGCAATGTCATCCATTTCTTTATCACTAGAGTCAAGCTCTCGTACACTAGGTAAAGCAGCATCTATTTTATCTACATTTGCCATAGCAGTTTGTAATTCAGGAATATCGTCTGCAGTTACAGTGTCTACAGTCTTTTCACTTTCTTCTTTAGACAAAGGCATTTCTTCGCTAACTTCAACATTAAAAAGTTCTTCTAGTTTTTTTGTCATGTGGGTTCCTAGTTATTAATACTAGTACTTATTTACTAACGTTTGCCGTTGTGAAAAATATCTTCTTCAGTTACAACTCTAAAGCGTAGACCTTTATGCTTTGCCCATTTTGCAGCAGCTTCCCACTTTGCATGGTTAATAGCAATTGCAAGTTTTTCTTGTTTACGAGTTTTTTCTGTAAGTATTGTTTGTGATTTAGGTTTTACTTCTATAAGCTCAGCATGTTTTTTACCATTCTTATCTTGATACATTACAACAAAGTCAGGTACATAAACTGTACCTTTTCCTGTTAGTGGATTACGATAAGGTATTTGTATTGCTTCACTTGCCCAATTTACAACGCTTGGATGATTATCACAAAAACGCATAAATGCATGTTCCCATCCACTTCTGTATCTTGGAGATTTATTTCCACTATACTTTTGTGGATTTTTCATTTCATATATGCCGTTTGCAAATTTATTACGGCTAAACATTTTAAGCCTCTATTTGTCTGGCTATGTTTTCATTGGGAGTAATATTTTGTTCGTAACCTAATAAACTAGAACTGCGTCTACTTAAATTTAAAAAGGTAGGAACTGCACTTTTTAAATCAGCAACACCTTCAAATTGTTGTATAATATCTAAAATGTTTACATTAAGTTCGTTGGCAGCTTCTATTGTAGCAGCAGTTAGTGCTGCTGCAGCGTCAGTATTTGCAGTTCTTGCTACAAAAAAACTTTTTGCAGCTTCATATTCCATATCGGTCATACTAATTTGATTTGTAAAATAGTTTGTAAAATAATCCTGTACTCTTTGGTCAAAATTATCTGCAGGTTGTACTAGAGGTAAATTTGTATCCTGTGCCATATTATGTTCCTGCGTCTACTAATTTGCTTAAAGGTTTACTTACAATACTACTTTTTTCACCTACAGTTCTCATATCACTAATTTTAGCTGCATTGGATTTTGTGCCTGCTCTTGGAACTTGATTTGCAAAACCTATATCATATGTGCTAGAATTTATAATGTTACTTCTATATGTTTGAATATTTTGTCCTTCAGAAAATACTATACCATTTGTAGGCACTATATCACTATTATTAGGTCTTGTACTAGTTGTATTTTCGCCTTTAAAAAAATCTATTATTCCATTCTCAATTCTCCCCACACGGTCATTAACAAGTTTTTCTGCTGCACCAGTTACTGGTACTAATATATTACTACTAGGCTTTTTGCCAGTTAATAGATTGTTAGCAAAAATACCAATAGTGTCCTGTATGACATTTTGGGTATTAAGACGTGATTGATTAAAGATTATATCTGCATCTGTAATTGTCCCAATTACATTTCCCTGAAATAAATCTTTAGGACGTTCACCTGTTGTTGTTCTAATAGAACCATCTATAAATGCGTTATCTTCTCCAATAGCTGCATTATCTGCACTTAAATCACTTACCTCTACATCATAATGTATATCACCAAACCCACGTGGCGTAATATTATTGACAAAACCTGTAGCATACTTAACCGTTTCATATGCTATTTGCATTGTGTTTTCCATTAACCCGCCGTTAGCATAAGCATGTTGATCATGACTAAAAGCAGTAATTATAGGATTTACAAGAGTATACTCACCAAATTTATGATTGTGCATACTATAGATTTTTATGTTTTTAAAAAATCTTTTATTACCTCTTTGTAATCCCCATTGTTGTTGGGTTCTGTTTGCGTACTTATCTGAAGTTGTATAACTGTTTCCATCTAAATCATAAGTAGGATCTGCATTATAATATATGTAATATTTGTGCCATAAGTTTCTTATATTTTCTTTTGCATCATCATGAAATCGTATTGTCACTGGCTGATATTGAAAACTATGATGACTTTGTGTTTTTCTATTGTATTGATTATGGGTTTGCACATCTAGTGTATAAGAAGGCAAGTCTGCACTTTTAACAAGAATTGGAATTTCTAACTGTTGTATGGTATCAAATAATGTAGCAGCATCTGAGGTAAACTCAAATACAACATGGAATAAGTTACTGTATTTTGGTTGTAACTCATAGTTATTGTCTACGAAAGTTTTTGATGCGTGTTTATAATCTCTAACCGTCTTGTCAGAGGTCATTCCATTTAAAAGTGGATTAACACTAGCCATGTATAACTAACTCCTATTAGCCAGTTACAACCTGTCCAACTGTTCTTGCTACACTTGAACCAATACCATCACCTAATGGTGTTTGAACTGCATTGTCAAATCTTACACTAAGAGTAATCATTGCTGGTTCTTGTGATGCATAGTCTAAATCATTGTAGTTTACATTGGCTATAAAACAACCATATAGTTCCCAAGTTTCAAGAACGTTAGGAGTACTAGCACCGTTACCACCATCTAATATTTCAAAACGTGTAATAAACTTATAATCAATACCTGAAGCTGCACTTGATTGTTCCATAAAATCAAATTGCTTCTGTACTTGCTCGCCTACTAGTTTTGAAACTGAACCGTTTACATCATCACGTAAGTTTACTGTGATTTGTTCCCAAGTATGTTTACCTACTAAGTATACTTTACTGTTGTAAATATCAATTATGTTCTCTTCAAATGTAACACTAGGACGAGTTATATTCATTATTTGTTTTGTCATTTCAGTTCTAGGTGTGCTTACACCAAAGTTTTCAAAACTCGCTCTAAAACGATATTTTAGTTTTGGCATTAACAAGCCTTGGCTTGCCGCACTCTGGTCACCGTCAATAGGTACTGTAAACTTTGTTAATGATGAAACTGACATTTCATTCTGCTCCTAATCTAATTATAAAAGTATTTATCAGTTTTTTGTCATAAAAAATGGGGGTATAAACCCCCATTGTATTTTTTTAATTTTTGTTAAACTGTGCTTGAAGCTGCTACGTTTCCACTTGCAATTTCACCAGTATTCTTTAATCTTATTGGAATAAAGATAAACTCTGCTGATTTTACAGGTTCAATAGCAACGTCTACATATAATTCATTACGATCAATTCTATCTGATGTATTATTTGTGTCATCACATACAACCAAATAATCATAAACACCACGCTTTGCAACTAAATCATTAAGTGTTTGCTCAATCTGTTGCTTTATTTCGTCTCTTGTTATTTTATCATTTGGTTCAAATACAAAGCCTGTAGCAATTGTCTGTAATTGTCGTCTTAAATATCCTGTTAATCTTGATACGTTAATACGATCTAATGCACTTGTAGATACAGCTCTTGTTTTATTTCCATAGTTTAGTATTCCGCTACCTTGGAAAAATGCTATTGGATTAACTCTATTTGTGTATAGTGTATCTCTTACACTTTCACGAATATTGTCGTTTATAAATGCACCTGTTGATGCACTAATATATCCAATACTTGCAACATTGTCTACTAGTCCACGCCTTGTGCCTGCAGGAGCAAACCAAGGGAAACTAATATCGTCACTTCTTGCAATTGTTCTTAATATTGCATGACTTGCTGGAACAACAATTGTGTTATTATTTAAATCGTTTGTTGTTGCACTAGGATAAAACACTGCCAAATATGGATCACTTGTTACTAATCCATCTTCATTATTATCTGAAGCTGCTGCAGCATTTGTTGCCCAGTTTTCTATAGCAGTACTTGTTGCAGCTAATCTCATTGGGCTATCGCCTACAACAAAAGCAGTTTGACGTCTATCATTATTTAAACTTACCATGTTGCTTATAAGCTCTGGGTATCCAGGAGCCGCAATTACATTAAATGTTCTTGCATCTTCACGTAATTCTGCACTAGCATCTAATGCACTCTTCATTGCATTTACAACTACTGTTCTTACTGCCTTACGTCCAAATGTACTTCCGCTACTTGTTACCCATGCATCCTTTTCAGTAGGAAGTGTAGGATATAATGTAGTGCTACTAAAGTTTGTTCTACTAAAGTAATCTGATTTAAATTGTTTTACACCATATGTGCTACGTCTTGTATTGAATAGTAGTATCCCACGTGGATAAACAGTAGGGTCAGGTCTATCAATATCTAAGTAGTCACTTGTCAGTAAAGTCTTTGTGGTTGGAATAGTGCCAGTGACAACATCTGTTGTGCCGTCACCCATAAAACGTGCATCACCAAAAATTATTCCATTTTCAGTTGTAGTATCTGTCTTATCTATAGCAACCCATTTTGCTTCACCGTCTACAGTCTGACGTCTGTAAAGTGCTGGATAATTTTCTAAGTCACTTGTGTCAATCCATAAATCACCATTTACTAGCACACTATCATCACTTTGTAGTGTAGGAGCAGTAGTACTAAAAATTACACCGTTTGGATCTGTATCACCTAATGCAAATCCTCTTGTATCTGTAATATTTTGGTATCCTTGCCATGTTGTTCCATTATGTATCATAATGTCTGCTTCAAATCCGCCTGCATACCAATATGTATCTGCATCTGGATTTGCACTTGGAGCACTTGTACTTGCAGTATATGTAGGAGCAATCCAGTTACTTACTATTAAATCACTGTTATTACCTGCTCTGACTTGTCCTGTTGTAATACTTGTAGTAATACCTGCATCTGTTAAAGGAGTACCTGATGTATCTTTAAGAATTATCACTCCGCCTAAACTGTGAGAAATTACCAAGTATCCACCTGTGTCTACACTTGCACTTACATTACTTACATTTGCGGCATTTATATCACTTGCCATATCTGCTAATGATGTACCACTTAATGTTACTGTAACTGCAGTGCTAAGTGTTGTACTGTTTGCTGAACTAGCCTGTATTGTAAACTGTTCACTTGCAGTTAATGGAGTAGCACTATTTACTAACCCAGTAATACTTGTTGCGCCTGTACTATATCTTTGAAACAATTTATATGTAACAGTATCGTTTTCTGTAACGTCATATTGTACATAATAACTTCCTGTACTAATATCTTTACCACCTGTAGTATCTAGATTCTTAAGTGCAGTTTGGTCATTTTCATATGCTGGTGCAGTACTTGAAACAAATGCTGCAGTTGCAGTATTATATGCACTTACGTCTGCTAAAAATCCTAAGTTACTTGAAGTAGTTTTTACCCAAACACTGCCTGTTGGACGTGGGGTAGTATCTGTTGATTTCCATGCTGGAACTGTATAGTGTGGATCTTGTGCAATTAATGGTCTTGCATAAGTTCCTGCAGTTAAACCTGCATCAGTAAGAATTGTTCCACTTGCATTTGCTAGTACAATTTTACCATCTGCAACACTGTCTACACCTACTGCAGTACTGTTAGCAAAAATTTCAATTTTATTACTGTGTACTGCTGCAGTAACGCCTGTAATACTTGCATTGTTTATACTTGTTGCTAATTCAGCAACTGTGCTACCAACCATTGTTACAGTTGTGCCGTTAATTGTTATACTATCACCGTTTGTAAACCTTGGACTTGCAATTGTTCCTGCAACAGTAGCATGAGCTATTTGCCAACTTGCACTTCCTACTAGTACCCAAGCATTGCTTCTGTTTTTATAATAAACAGGATTACTTGTATTTGTAGCAACTAGTGCATAATCACCTATAGCACCAATTGAAGTTTTTGGAACACCAGTATCTAAGTCAGTTGTGCTTGTAATTACTGTAGGAATTTTATTTGTAAATGCACCTGTACTCTGGTTCCATTCGAAAATTCCCCAACGTGTATCTGCACTTACGTCCCACCATACTGTATTATTTGTAGGATTTCCTAATGGACGATTAGTACTACTTGCTAGTTGAGCTAGATCTATATCTGCTCTTGTTACGTATGCTCTGTTGCTTACGCCTAGTAAACTGTAAGCTGCCATTAATCCATATTCATTTAACTCGTATCCATTTATAGGAGTACCTGCAGTTGTGTTATAAAATGTTGGATTTCCAAATGTAGCAGTAAGTTCTCTTTGACTTCCAATTAAGTAAGTCTTGCCTGCATTTGCTGGAGTAGTTCCTGCTGCAGTGCCTGTACCTGTTCCACTTGTTTTATTCTCTGCAGTTGCAATCACTATTGCTGCTACTGTGCCTGCTGTTGATGGTGTGTAATTACTTTCGTCTATTACTGTAACTTCTACACCTGGTGATATAAGTGCCATGTTCTCTTTCCTTTTATAAGGTATTTCATATACTGTTATTTATCCACACACCCTATAATTAACCTATTTTGCAGAATCCCTTTAAAGGTATGGGTAAATACACACATGAGAGCTATTTGTGAACAATGCGGGCAACGTCCTAAAGCTATAAATTATATAAGAAATGATAAAAAGTATTATAGAAAGAAATGCGAGCAGTGTTTAAAATTACACAAACCTGTTAAACCATTGTGGGTAGATAGTGGATATAAAGTAAAAAGAAAATGTGAGGCTTGCGGATTTAAACCAAGTATGAGAAGTCAAGTTACTGTTTTTTATATAGACGGTAACTTAAAAAATGTTAACAACCGTAATCTGAAAACGGTATGCCTGAACTGTAATCAGGAGTTGATAAAGTTTGGTTGGAATCGAGGTGACTTAACACCTGATGTTTAAGATCTTCCATTGACCCATTGTTATCAATTGTAACTGTGAACTCCTCATCACGTCTTGCCCATTTCCATTCACTTGCATGTACTTCAGGAAAAACAACCTTCATAGGATTATTCGACTCTTCACTTGAATTTGATTCATTACAATTAATTGCAGTTTCCCACCATAGTGGAACATTACCACGTCTAACTTGCCAAACTTGGCCACCGATATCACGTATCATATTTTGTTCATTTGAAAATCTTACATCTGGTATGACATAGTCGCCAGGATTTTCTACAAGTTCTTTTTTTAGTAAACTAACCCACACACCATCGTAGAAACCATCTCGCATACAGTCTGTGCCAAACTCTTGTAGCACTATTCTTGGAGTAATTGTTCTGCCTGTTTCAGCAGTCCAAAATTCATCAGGTTGTTCACGCCAGGCTCTGCTTTCATCAGTATCACCTTCAAGCATAGCTCTATCCCAACCAAATACAGTAGCAACACCATCTTTTAGTTTATCTGCAAAACTAACTTTTTTGTATCCTTGTTCTACAAGTATGTCTGCAACTGTGCCTTTGCCACTACCAATTAGTCCACATATTCCTATAATCATATTTCTGTTTCCGTATTACATCAAGTTTATCTGTAAATGCCTTAAACTTTATGTTATCTCTATAATCTGTCTTAAGTTGAATTACTAGTGTTTTTAAAACTTTAATTGCATTATCATAATCGTCAACTCTTTTGCTATTACTTAACTTTACAATACTACAATTTATTTTATCTGTCAACTGCTTACGAAATTCTTTTGGTAATATACACGGATGTAAATGTTGTGGGAAATCACATATATACATGTCTGCACCATAAGCATCTTGTTCATTTTCAATTATGTAATCTACTAAACTTTCAATATGAGGCACACTATATGCACTTAATACAGTGTTAAACATAACACTACATTTTAGTGACAATATCTTTTTTATATTTTGATCTATTGTATCCCAATTTGTACCATACCTAATATATTCTGCAGGGTGTCCAACTGCATCTATACTAATAGTAATATGTAGGTTTTTAAATTTTTTTATACAATTTAAAAAGATATCATTTATCATACTTGCATTCGTTGTAATTAATAAATTTGTTTCTGCAGAACAAGTATCTAAAATCTCATAAAATTGCTGAATATAGGTTGGTTCTCCTCCAGTAAACATTAACTTTTTTACTTTGGGAACTATTTTTTTTATATCTTGGGATATTTGTTCTGTATGCTCAATATAATTCTTACTTAAAGAATATCCATAATATTCTTTTAAATTATGTTTATTGTTTTCTTTTGAAATTCTGCTACTAAAAATAGGCTCGCAACTTCTACATGCAAAATTACATTTATTACTCAGCCTTAAATCTACATATTCTACACTTGGAGTAACAGGTATTTTATATTCTTGTAAGCTGCGTTGTCGCAAACTTAATTGATTATTTTCTTCAAGTTGTTTACAATTACTACATCCTTTTGGCCATATTCCATTTTCAAGTTCTGAGCGTACTGTTGCTAGTTCTTTACTATTCCAGTATTGTGTAGGTGTAAGGTTGCTATTTTCTGTAAAATTACAACAAGGTTTCGTGAAATTTTGACCAATAAACTGGTGCATATAGGGCAATGGGCATTTAATCAATTTTTAACCTATTATAAATGAAAGTGGATCAGAACCATCTACATAATTACGTAGTTCTTCATCCAATTTATCAAGTTCAACTTGTGCTTCTGCTTTTAATGCATCACCATTCAAACTTGTGCCACCTTGAGGTCCAGCAATAGTACTAAACTTACTACGTGCTTCACCTAGTGTGTATTTTGCTAGTGCAAGTGCATAGTCTTGTATCCAAGGACCTGAATGTCTATCTTCAAGTAGTCTACTTTCTGGACGTAAGTTATATGTCCAAAGAACAATTTGTTCACCGTCTGCACTAAACTTACGAAGTAGTGTAATCTTTTTAGTTACAGGATTAAATTCGAAATTAATAAATCCGCCAAATAACCTTGCACTTAATTCTTGGTACTGATAGTACATTTCATATGTAGCCATACCACCTATTCTACCACTTTGCAGCAAGTAAGTGTTCTGGAATGCAGCCTCAAATGGTTCAAACTGTGTGCCAGTATCACTACTGCCACTTCCTACACTACGTCTAAATGCTTGACGTACTTCCTCTATCTCATCAGGTAATGTATATTCTTGTTGTTCTTTGACAACACTTAAAAATACATAAGAACTTTCATATGCATTTTGACTACGTTGTCTGAAACGTTTTATAGATTTGTCTATTACATTATCATAATGATCTGGATCAAGTTCTACATCTACCATCCCGTCGCCTAAACGAAAACGGATGTAGTCTATTGTGTCTGCTCTTAAACTTGCTAGTGTCGCCATTAGTGTATCCTTGTATATACACTATTTATTAATTATTGACTGCCTTAAGTATAACTGTATCATTGTTAATCCTACCATTAAGTTTAGTCTCAACACCTTTTATATTTGGTAAAAATTTACGTAATTGTACTTTACCACTTTTATTAAATTCTGCAAGTTGTTGTTCAGGCTTACGTAGTGTTTTTGCTATACTCTCTTTTTCATTAAAGAATTGCAATGTTGTACCTTTAACTTGTAGAGTTTGGTGTTCTTCTGCAATGTACTTGCCTATTTTTCTTGTCTTTGTGTTAAAGACCCACAGTTCATTACACCCTATAATATCAGCAGGATTTATACTAGCAACTTTGTACTTTTCGTCTGACTTACAGTATTTCATTTTTGCAACTAATTTTTCTGCACTCTTAGGTTTAGGTGACCTTGTTTTTCTATTTGCTTTGCTTTCTGCAGTAATTAAATCACATGCACCCACAATACCCTGAAACAGATCTACTGCTTTTTTAACATCTACTTTATCTAGATGTGAGTAACCTTCTCTAAGTTGTTCGTCTTGTTCACTAACAGGTTTTTGCAACATCAGATATTCACCTAATATTCCTTCATAGTAACTACGAATATGTCTTGCATGTGCTTGGTTAACTTGCATTGCTCTAAAGAATTTTACACTATCAAATTTTTTAAATGATTTAGGGTCTTCAATAAATTTATCTACTTGTTCATCTATTTCTGCAATAATGTTGCTACTTGCTTCTTTTATACGTTCTTGTATACTAGGCACATAAACGTTTTTAGGTGTTTTAGCCTCTTCTGCTTTTACTTCTTCTACAATAGATAGCCCTTTATTATAAAGTTGATCAAAGTATCCTGTCATCCAATTTACACTATCTTCTGGGGCATCTTTGCCTTCTGCTACCCAGTGGCAATAAGATGCTACAAATTGTTTAGCAAACATAGTTTCTTTATTTTTAAGAATTATCCTAACTCGTTCTTTATCATAAACTTTCTTTATGTGTGCCTTGACTATTGTAACACATTCTTTAGAATCTACATTGAAATGGAAATAGTCTGTATGTTTTTTGTAATCATCCAAAGGTGCCGCCTTTGCACCTGTAGTTTTCCTACGTGTTATAGTTTTCTTTTTAGATAATTTTTTACCTTTTAGTGCAGTAATACTAGCCATTAAAGTATTCCTTTTGTATTTGCTCTTCTAACCTGTTAAACTCTTCTCTTTTGCGATCAATTATATCATCAATTTTTCTAATTGCAGATATAACTTCAGGCTTGTTATTTACATTTTTTAAACTAGTTATTGTGCCTTCTAATTCTTGTATGTCCTGTAGTATGTCGTTCATTATTCCCTCATAAAAGTTTTGCATTTGTGCCTGTAATGATTGTTAGTTTCTTCATAATACTATTAACATCGTCTTTTGTCAACCAACCTCTTACAGTGTCACCTTTGTCAGTGATACCAGGCAATTCAATCTGATTTCCTGCATCAAATACACTTATCTCATACAATCCTTTATCGTTTCCATATGATATTTCATTTTTGACTATACTTAATATATAATTGTCAAATTCATAATTTGCAGACATTCCTTTGGGAAATTTAGTTTCTTTCATTACATCAGGATTAAACATGTCATTCTCCTTTATCATTTACTAAACCTTGCTCAACACCTTTTATATGTTTACATTTACGCCATGCAGGACAGGTACATTCCCAACCTCTATCATACATAGTAACAATGTACTCATCACCTTTACTACCAATTACAGGCCATTGTACACCTACTAAATGATGTCCTCGGGTTTCCATTAGTTCTGATGTATGTGCCATTAGTCGTCCCTTTCGCCTGATCCATAATCAATAACAACAGGAAATCTAGGAACGCCGTCATTACTTAGTTCAAAGTATCTACATGTTGCCCAATTAATAGTATCTTTATCATTTAGTAACTGTGCAAGTTTGTCTTGTGAACCTCTAACTCCACTACTAAATTGTGTACCGTCTGCAAGTTCAAGTATAAATCTTTTTGCATACCCTGCCCAATTACCATTACCTTCTTGTATTTCTACAACTTTATATTCTTCTGTGATGAACTCTTTTCTCTTTAGCAAGTTTTTAGTTCTCTTAAATTCATAAGCAGTATCCTGCCTAATCATCTGACCTTCATATCCAGCAGTTGTATATTCACCATACAATTTGTCTATATCTGCTGATGTATTTGCTTCGTCATATTTTACTAAAACTATGTTATTACCTGAAACATTTTCACTTATCCACTTTGCTCTTTGTGTAAAAGTCATATCTGGATTTGCACTATCAAACATATCATAAACATGATACTGTACTAATTCAGCACTTTCTGCTAATTCATCTGCGCCTAAGTTTACTGTTTTTCTTACTAAACTTGTAATCTTTTGAAAGTTATCTTTAAGTTCATGATTGTAAAGTTCCCCGTCTAATGTAACTGTAGGAAACTGTTTGATAAAATCTTTTAATTGCTCTGCAATATGTGGAACTGCAACAATCTTTTTATTGCTTCTACTGTAAAGTCCTCTACTGTTTACAACCATTCTAATACCATCTAGTTTAGGTTGTGTATAGCCACTTTCTACAGGAGTCTTTGTAAAATCATGTGCTAACATTGGCTTAAAAGCAGTATAAGAATCAATTTCATTAATATCCTCAAAATACTCTTTTTCTACTCTTTTATCCCATTCTGCTTGTGCTTCTGCTTTTGCTTGTGTAATATTTGTAGTACTGTTTGCTCTGCCTACATTTTTTGCTTCAGTAATATACCATTCACTTGTAACTTTTTTACCATCCTGCAAACCTGAGATAGTTCTTGTACCTGCTTGTGTTTCATCTAAGTTCCAACCATACTGCATAGTCCACTCACGTACTTTTCCAGTAGTATCTCTTTTGTATAATTTGGGTAAATTGTAGATTGTTTGCATAATTGGTCCTCTTCTCTTTTCTAACTATATAATTAATATAACATAGTTTAGAGAAGTGTCAACCTATTTTATAAGAAAAACTTTGAAACTTCCAGGATTGTGTGGAGTTCTACTGCATGATTTTGTGTGTGGATGATTACTAACCCATATAGGAAATTCTTTCATTATAGCACCTTGTCCAGTAACAACAACTACATATTTCAATTTCTCATAGTAAGCATCTTGTATTTTACTATTAAATACACTCCATGCACTATGTATAGGAAGTCCATGTAAATCAAGTTTCATACGTTTATTTAATACGATAAATAGTACGTAAGGAAAAAACATGCCACGAATATCACTATGGAAAGACGGTGCTCACACCAATGATTATAGATTCTTTGATAGAAGAATTAAGGAAATGTTTACTGTTGGTGGTACAGGATTAAATGTACACAAGTACCTTGGCATACAAAGTCAAGGACAAAGTGATGATCCTAGCCAACCAAACTATGTAGAACCTGATCCACTGGGTATACAGGATTTTTTATTTTTAGAAAATAGAGATAGAAAATACGATCAAGACATTTATAGTCTCAGAGGTATATACAGTGTTACAGATACAGATTTTGATTTAAGCCAGTTTGGATTATTTTTAGCAAACGACACACTGTTTATTACATTGCATGAAAACGATATGGTTAATAATATAGGGCGTAAACTTATGCCAGGTGATGTAATAGAACTACCTCATTTAACTGATTATAGTGCATTAGATGAAAGTGTAGAACTTAGTCTTAAACGGTACTATGTAGTACAAGAAGGCACAAGGCCTAGTGAAGGGTTTAGTCCTACATGGTGGAGTCATTTATGGCGTATTAAATGCACACCATTAGTAGATTCACAAGAATATAATGATATACTTAATCTAATACAAACAGATAAAGATGGAAACGAAACTACAAATACACTACGTGATTTGCTAAGTACTTACAATAAAGAATTAGAAATATCCAATAAAGTTGTAGCCGCTGCTGAAGCAGAGGTTCCAGAAAGCGGATATAAAACTGACCAATATTATATAGTACCTACAGGACCTGATGGGACACCACTAGAACCAAAAGGTGTAAATGCAGATGATACACAACTTAATGCAGATAATACTGATGCAAGTGCAGATGCAAGAAGAATTACTCCACAAAATACAAATGCATACAGCGGTTACTTAGTAGGTGATGGACTTGCGCCTAATGGAGAAAACGTAACAATGGGTACAAGTTTTCCTAGTGACTCACAAGAAGGTGATTTTGTTTTAAGATTAGACTTTTTACCAAATAGACTATTTAGATATAATGGATCTCGTTGGGTAAAAATAGAAGATGATGTGCGTAGTCCATTAACCCCTGGTACAGGAAATACACAAAGAGATACCTTTATAAACAATACTGGTACATTTATTGCAGATGATAATACTGTACAAGATAGTAGACAGTCATTAAGTGAAGCACTTAAACCTAGAGAAGATTAATGCCACAACAATTTTTCTACGATCAACAAATAAGAAGATTTCTATTACAGTTTATTCGTGCTTTCAGTAACTTTCAAGTTGAATATGGTAAAGACCGAGATGGACTTACCACATTACAAACTGTACCTGTAAAGTATGGTGATGCGACACGTATGGTAAGTTCAATTGTAAGAGAAAACAGTGAAAATAAAATATTACCTACACCTATGATAAGTTGCTACATTACAGGTTTAGAGTATAATCCAGAACGCAGACAGGATCCAACTTTTGTAGACAAAAAACACATACGTATGAGAAAGTTTGACGCTAACACAAATAGTTATACTACACAACAAGGAAATGCATTTACTATAGAAAGAATGATGCCTGTTCCTTATACATTACAAATGAGTGTTGATATATGGACAAGTAATACAAATCAAAAATTACAATTGTTAGAACAAATATTAGTACTTTTTAATCCAGCATTAGAAATACAAAGTACAGATAATTATTTAGATTGGACAAGTTTAAGTTACATAGAACTTAGTGGTACACAGTTTAGTAGTAGGTCAATACCACAGGGGGTTGATGATCAAATAGATATTGCCACACTACAATTTACAGTACCAATATTTTTAAGTGCACCTGCAAAAGTAAAAAAATTAGGAGTAATTAATAAAATTGTTGCAAGTATATACGATGATAATGGTGGCATAGCAGACGGTGTAATTGATGGAGAGATACTATTAGGTACAAGACAAAAGTTTACACCAATGAACTTTGGTATAATATTATTGGGTAATACTGTACAGATCTTAGACAGGAATGAGACAACAACAAATAAAGTAGATTATAGTCCGTTAAATGATCCTCCAACAAAGGTAGGTACAGATGACGTAAGTTGGGCTGCACTTATAAACCAATATGGTGAATTACAAAGTGGCATAAGTCAATTACGTTTAGAAACCGGAGGCACTGCTGAAATTGTAGGTACTATTGCATTTCATCCTAGTGATCCTCACAAATTATTATGGACAGTACAAAGCGACACTATTCCAACAAACGACTTGCCTGCTATAACAAAAATAATAAATCCTCTTAAAAGTGGACCTGATGCAGGATTAGCAACTGCTGCAATTGGTCAAAGATATCTTATACTTAATGCAATTGGTGACAGCTCTAACACAGATGGCCCTGATGCTTGGGGAGATTTGGTAGCAAGTGCAAACGATATAATTGAGTATAATGGAACAGTTTGGCAAATTGCTTTTAATAGCAGCGCCGAAGAAGGTATACATTATGTAACTAACACTACTACAAATTTACAATATAAATGGACTGGAACAGAGTGGATAAAGTCTTATGAAGGCGAATATAAGGCAGGCGATTGGTCTATAGTATTATAATATCTGTATTTCTTATTTTTAATCCTACTACAATAGATGCAGGTGGTAAAATGTATCAGCCTAAAGGCGATAAAAAAATATACGGGAAAAAGAACGAATATTCACGTAGTCAGAAATTTAATCAAGGAATAACAAAAAAACCTAAAATGGTCACTTGTATGCTGAAAAAAAGAATAAGAGCAAAAAACGGTGACGAAGTTTGTATATATCAAGGACAGAATAGAACTTATGAAATGGCAATAGAAAAAAATTGCCCTAGAAAATATAAGTGTCTGTATAATCCGTATGGTGAAGAGCCAAATATCTATAGTGTAATCGATAGTTTAAATGAGTCAGCAAAATAAACAAATTAATCAAAGTGTAGGCGCACTTTTTTTAAGTAAAAAAACTAGTAGATACTTGTTTGTACTACGTAGTGGTGCTAGGTATGATAGCACCTGGGCATTTGTTGGTGGGAAAGTTGAAAAGAATGAAACTGAATTCACTGCACTGCAACGTGAAATAGTAGAGGAAATAGGGTTTATGCCACTAGTGCTTAAAACTATTCCTGTGGAAAAATTTACAAACAGTAAAAATAATTTTACATATACTACATATGTTTGTCTAATAGAAGAAGAATTTGTTCCTAAATTAAATGAAGAACATAAAGGATATGCTTGGAGCAAACTAGATAGTTGGCCGAAGCCACTTCATCCTGGTGTTTTTACAACATTTCAAGTAGATGAAATTATAAGCAAAATTAAAACAATAGAAGATACAATGTGTAACTTATAAGTTACCGTGCAATTGCACCTAAACTTGCAAAACTGTAATACTGGTTATATGTTATTTCTTTAACATTAGGACACCAGTTATATTCTTCCGGCATAAGTCCAGCATCTTTAGCAACGTAAAAAAATTCCACATCATTGTATGTTAAAAATATTTTTGTGCAATCAGATATAAATTTGCTGTTTGCACCTTCCGTATTAACTGCACCATAAGCATCATGCGTTTCAAAATATATATTATCTTCAGGCGTATTATATGTTGTCATTCCTATCATATATATTTTCTTATGCCCGTCAGCACACGCTAATCTTAGTGCCAAACTTCCTGTGTTTCCTGTGAACAATTGAGGATACAGATAAAAATGACCTTGGTGTTGTATTATATTTTTTACGTTACTGTAAACTATATTATCTTTTGTATATTCGGATAGTGCAATATCAGCACATATTTTTTTGTTAATACATATTAAAAACGTTGGTGAAAAATCTTTGTATAATAGGTTGCAACCATATGTTTGTCCTACACTTTGAGCTCCATACTCGCCACCAGTTTGTCCCGTTAGTAAATTAAGATCAAAACCTTGTCTACTAGTGCTATTTCCTATGACATGAGCAATACCATTATGTGTATCATTGATAACAGTTTTTTCAACCCAAATCATACTATTTGGATCGTTTCTGTTTTTCCAACTTACATTATGAGATACTGTTTCACCAGTGTAATCTGCAGTATAAAATTTACCTGCAGGCATTATATTCTGCCTACAACAACTTCTATTACGTCTGTACCTGCACCTGTTTTATTTTCTAATGCTTTGCCTATTACACTACCAATATAAGGATTACTTTCATCACGCCATGCCATTGCATGTCCAGGTGTATCACTAGCAACCATTAAATCACCTTTGCGTATTTCACCAATAACTTTACACGGAACACGTCCTAGTAGTGCCACAGTAGCACCTTGACCTTCACTGTTCATTAAATATGCAGGATCAGTACTTACAATACCAGCAATACGTTTATCATACTTGTTTGTGCAGATTGTAACTTCTTCCTCGCCGCCAAAAACTAAGACAGTACCAGCATCATAGTCTGCATCACTGGTATATTTTTCTGCCAAGTCAGCATATTTTGCAGAAGTTGCAGTACCTGAAAAGTTTGTTGTACTTAATGTATTACTACTTGGATTATATGTTAGTCCAGTATCACTATTTGGACGCTGGTTTCCACTGGTACCACCTGTAAAAATTATATAATGTGTAGCGTTTGTGCTATTATCAGCTGCAACATTAAAATTTGTTGCATTAGTAGCCGTACCACTCAATGTAGCCGTAACTGTACCAGCACTAAAATTTCCACTGCCATCACGAGCAACAATAGTACTACCTGTATTTGAATTTGTGGCATTACTTGTAATTGTAACACTGCCACTTGAACCGCCGCCCGATAATCCTGTTCCACTTACACTAACATTTGTAATATCGCCAGTGTTTGTAGTAAAACCAGAATCGTTGTTAAAGATACTCAATCCAATTTCGTTTGCAGCTTTACGTCTATCTGCACTTGCATCCAGTACTATAAACTCATCAGTGCCTGTCATCGCAGCAGTCATGTCGGTAAGTTCTGATAAATCCACATTCAGTGTAACAGACCCACTTGATCCACCGCCACTTAATCCAGTACCAGCAGTTACACCAGTAATATCACCTGTGTTAGTAGTAAAGCCTGCGTCATTACTAAAAATGCTTAATCCAATTTCGTTTGCCGCCTTACGTCTATCAGCACCTGCATCTAGTACTATAAATTCGTCAGTACCTGTCATTGTAGCAGTCATATCAGTTAGTTCACTTAGGTCAACTGAAAGTGTGTGAGAAATACCTTCTCCTGATGTTGCACCGCTTGATGCTATACCAGTACCGCCAGTAATTGTGCCAACATAGTTGCCTGTAGTATCTGTACCTAGTGCAACACTGTTTGTAGCAATAGTGGCTGATATACTTACATTGCCACTTCCATCAAATGAACCACTTGTTCCAGTTACATCACCTGTAAGACTAATTGTTCTACCAGTTGCCAATGCAGTTGCGGTATCGGCATTTCCTGTAACATCACCTGTAACATCACCTGTAACATCACCAACAAATGCACCTTGAGAAAGTGTAATACCTGCGGCGGCAAAAGTGCTGTGTGTTGTTCCATCTACTGTTGCAGTTATAGTACCTGTGCCACTATCTGCAATTACCCAAGTTGTGTTACCTTCAGATAAACTATTTGAACTTAGACTAGATAACTCGCCATCAACATATGCCTTTGTAGCTGCATCTTGAGCACTTGTTGGATCACCCATACCTGTAATCTTATTAGTACCCATAGCAATAGTTGCACTATTAATAGTTGGGCTAGTTAATGTTTTATTTGTAAGTGTTTGTGTGCCTGTTAGTGTAGTAACTGTGCTATCAATAGCAAGAGTTACAGTGTTGCTTGTTGCACTTGAATCTATTCCAGTTCCGCCTGCAATCGTAAGCGTTTCACTATCAAGATCAATAGCAATCGTACCACTATCTGAAGTAACATCTAAGTCCTGTGCAGTCACTTGAGAATCAACATATGCTTTAATAGATTGTTGAGTTGCAAGTTGAGTTGCACTGTCAGAAGACATATCATCTTCGTCTAAAACTGCCGTTCCTGAAACACCTGTGTTTAATACTGCACTAGTTAATGTTTTATTAGTAAGTGTCTGCGTTGCAGTATTTTGTGTTAATTCAAAACCACCAGCAGTTGTGCCATCATGTACTCTAGCAGTATCAATAGTACTATCAATACTGATTTCACCTGCCGCACCTGTAAATGCATTGTTCTGGGCGGTTGTACCTCTTCTAAATTGTAACTGTGTTGGCATTTTTTAATCCTTTGCTATATTTATTATGTCAGTACGCCTAAATCAACTGAACTTGTGCTTCCTACTGGTTCCATTTGATCATATACTTCACCTAAAGAAACACCAAAAGCATCACTGCCTCCTGATTCAAAAGGTGTTTCCTGTGTATCTTGTGCTACGTTAAAACTTAAATCAAAATCACCATCACTACCTGGTGCAGTAGTAGTTGTACTTGCAGTAAATCCACTTGATCCGCCTCCTGACCCAGCGTTTGCATCTACATATGCTTTAGTCGCCGCATCTTGGTTTCCTACAGGATCAGCAACATTTTGTACTCTATTAGATCCTAAACTAATTGTTTGTGTACTTGCTACTGCTAGTCCATTTAGTGTACCAACACTGGTAACATTGCTCAATGTGTCTAGTGCAGTTTCAAAATAAGTTTCAAAATCTGTAAGTGCAACCTGTTTCATAGTACCTGCGTCATTTACAACAACTCTATCGGCATCAGCAAGTGTTGTACTAGTTGCACTAGTGTCACCGTCAATTATATTAAGTTCACTTGCAGTTGCAGTCACTCCGTCAAGTATGTTTAGTTCTGCGGCAGTGGCAGTTACCAATGTATTGTTTAATCTTAAACCTGCACTACTACCATCATGTGTTTCAATATCAAAGTCAGTACCGTTTAGAATTTTAAATTCTGTACTTGTCATACGAACATTTATATTTTGCGATCCGGCTTTTATGTGTGCTATTTCAATAATACCATCTTCTGTGCCATCACTAGCGTCACCAATCTTACCAGTAATTTTAGCAAACACAGTCTTTTGATCTGCATCATTGTCTGCACTGAACTTTATCTGACCAATATAGTTTGCATCTGCACCTGTAATATCTCTAAATAGTTCAAACTCTGGAGCCGCACTACTGCCTGCAGTAGTACTAGTGATTGTATTGTTCTGATTATTACGTACAAGATTTGATGTATCACTAAGGTCTGTACTTGCTATTGTAATATCGCCAGTACCATCAAAACTTTGACCAGCAATGTTTCTTGCAGTAGCAAGTGCAGTGGCAGTATCAGCATTACCAGTTACATCACCAGTAATGTTACCTGTTACGTTACCTTCAATGTTAGCCACTAGTGTACCAGTAGTGACAGTTAAGTCACCGGTGCTTGCACCTGTAGCAGTAGTGGTGCCAACTACAAATTTATCTGCACTTTCGTCCCATATAATAGCAGCATTATCACCGGTACTACCACGTTCCATAACAATACCTAGATCATTGGCATTGCTTGCCGCACCTGTGTTTAGTTCTATCAAACTGTCACTTACTACACTGTTTGTAGTACTAATAGTTGTAGTTGTGCCACTTACAGTCAAGTTACCTGTTACAGTAAGATCTTGTCCTATAGTAACATTATCCGGTAGACTGATAGTTACAGTATCGTCTGTAACTGCTGTTGTAATTTCGTTAGCAGTTCCACTAAATGTAAGAGTGCTTCCTGTGGTATATGCGTCTGTGCCACTATCTCCTGCTAGATTAATAGTAGAACTAATACTAGCAAAACTTAATGCACCACTGCCATCTGTTTGTAGTACTTGATTAGCACTACCATCACTAGTTGGAAACTTATATGCGTTGTTGAATGTGATAGCACCACTGTCATTACCATCAATCTTAAACTGTACTTTGCTTGGTGTGTTAGCGTCTGCTGATGTACCATCTGTAGTAACTGAAACAGCAAACTGTGTTCTATTAGCATTGTTAGTGTTGTCAAAAGCAAAAGTACCACCGACAATAAGAGCTGAACCATTCCAATATTCGTGGTTACTTCTATATAGATAATCACCTGATTGTACAGCACTCGGTGAGGCAATTGTGCCTCTGTATCTTCTTGTTCTTAAATCTGGAGCGTCAGCACTATCATTGTACTGCTCCATGCGAATCTGTGCTGTTTGAGCACCTTCGCCTGTCATATGTAGTGTTACTTCAGGCGAGGATTGGTTAATACCAATATAATTACTACCTGTATCAATGCTAAGTGTACTGTCACTTATAATACTGGTTCCATCAGAACCTACAATTAGCAGTTCATTTGCACTGCCTAGTGTAATACCTGTTACGCCATCTAGATAGTTTAGTTCAGCAGTAGTAGCAGTTAATGTAGTAGTGCCATCATTTAGTGAACCATATACAATAGCATTTGCTTGTAATCCAGCATAACTTGAAATTGTTACATTGCCACTTGTGCTACCATTTTCTGTGGTATTTACTAGTACAAACTGATCGGCACTTTCGTCCCAAATAATAGCAACGTTAGTATCGCTTCCTCGTTCTACTACAATACCTACATCTTTGTCTGCACTACCACTTTGTCCACTGTTTAATCTTATAAGAGGGTCTGAAATGTTAGTAACATCAAAATCTATTTGTGCAGCTTTTGGTCTAGTGAACGCCATTTAGAAATCCTTAATTAATACTGTATTTATCTATTATTAGTAGTCAAAAAAATAGCACCCGAAGGTGCTAATTTTAAATTTGTTTATTAAATTACATCATTAATGCTAGTACTTCAATAACGCCTTCTCCGCCTTCATTTGCTTCAATTGCCTTACCAATTACTGTACCCATTGCAGCTTCATTGTTAGCCATTGCCATACCATTTCCTGCACTTACCATTAAGTCACCTGCGTTTACAACACCTGTTACTTTACACGGTACACGCCCTGCTAGTGCTAGTGCAACACCTTCTTGGTCTGCGTTCATTAAGTGTGCTGGATCTGTTGAAACAATACCTGCTACTGTTCTACAGTTTTCAGTATCACAAGCTGCAAGTTTGCCTTCACCTGCAAAGTGTACCACTGTGCCTGGCTCAATTTCTGCATCTGCAGCATACATCTCAGCCAAGTCAGCGTATCTAGCAGCAGTTGATGTACCACTAAAAATACTTGTAGAAAGTGTGTTACTACTTGGATTATATGTTAATCCAGTATCACTGTTTGGACGCTGGTTTCCACTAGTACCACCAGTAAAAATTAAGTAATGAGTAGAGTTTGTACTATTATCTGCTGCAACATTAAAATTTGTTGCATTAGTAGCTGTACCACTTAGTGAAGCAGTTATAGTACCAGCACTGAAGTTACCTGAACCATCTCTAAACACTATAGTTGAACCAGTGTTTGCGTTTGTAGCATTTGATGTAACAGTAAATGTTCCACCTTCACTACTTACACTACCACTAATACCACTACCACTTGTAGCACCTGCTGCAACATAATTGCCAGTTGTATCAGTTCCAAGGGCAACACTATTAGCTGCAACTGTAGTAGAGATGCTTACGTTACCCAAATTGGTCATTGTAGCAGAACCAGTAACATCACCAGTTAAGGAAATAGTTGGATCGTTTACATTTAAGTCAATTGTTCCATCACCATCCTGATACGTAACAGAAATACCTGATTCAGTATTACTACTAAACATTGCACCAGTAACATCTTGAATATACTCTTCAATACCGTCAATATTTCCAACAACGTGATTGTGACTATCGTCTGCAACCGTAACGGTTAGTGATACGTTACCACTACCATCAACACTTGCACTACCTGAGGCATCACCTGCTAGACTTAGTGTACGAGCTGTTTCCCAAGCACTTGCTGTAGTTGCGTTTCCACTTAGAGCACCTTCAAATGTGTTTGCTACAACTGTACCACTACTAATTGTTAAGTCACCTGTACTTGCACCTGTAGCAGTTGTTGTACCAAAAACAAATTTGTCAGCACTTTCATCCCAACCCATAAATGCGTTGTCACCAGTTGAACCACGCTCTATTACTATACCACTGTCATTAGCATTTGAACCTGCACCATTGTTTAATTCAATCAAGTTATCACTTATAACTGTATTAGTTGTTGATAGTGTAGTTGTTGTACCATTTACAGTAAGATCACCACTTAGTGTTAAGTTTACACCAGTTGCAGTTCCAGTAAACGCTGGACCTGCTAAACGTGCAAGGTCAGCAGTATCACTTAAATCTGTACTTGCTATTGTTATATTAGCAGTACCGTCAAAACTGTTACCAGCAATTGTACGTGCAGTTTCAAGTGCAGTAGCTGTTGATGCATTTCCTGTTAGTGCACCAATAAACACATCACTACTTAATGATCCAGTACTTGGATTATAAGTTAAGTCTGCGTCATGATGTACAGCGGTAACTGCACCACTAGTAATATCACCAAAGTAAAGTTGTTCTTCTGCGTTT